CCCGATTGCCGACCTTCTGCGCGCCCTGGTCGAACGCGTGCAGGCAGCCGAAGCCGACGCGATCTCGCTCCGCAGCATCGTCACCAACGAGATGCAGATGCGGGAGGACGCCGAACGACGGGCAGCGGTAGAGGGCCGACGTCTCGCCACGTCGAACAGGCGCATCGGGGAACTCTCCGCCGAACGTGACCACTGGAAGAAGGCCTGGGGCGGATGGGCAGACTCCGCAGTTAACTCGGGGATCGACCTCGCCATGGCCCAGCGCAAGCTCGACGCCGTGCGCGCACACTGCCAGGCCAACATTGGCAACTGCGGAGGCGACGACGAAGCGCGCGGTACCGATTGGGCCCTCCGCGACGTGCTCGCCATCCTCGACGGGAAGGCACCTGTGCGCCCCGTGGACAGCCGCTCAGCCACGCCAGGTGTCCCAGGGCCAGACGCACCCTGAACGGCCCTCACAACGCCAGGGGCGGGTCCACATGGCACGGACCCGCCCCACATGGCACCCAACGTGCACATCTGGCACAATCGTTAGCCCACCGGGACGCCGGTGCGGGGCCACCAACGCAGGGAGCCCACGCGATGGAAGCCACGGCGAACCAGGCCCGCCTCGACCTCCTCGACCTCGCCCGCCTCTACGAAACCGTCGCCACCCTCGACATCGAACCCGGACCACGCGGCGGACCCAGCAAGCCCGGATCGCGCGTACCCCCCGGAGTGCAAGACATCCTCGACGACGACGAGACCACCCGCGCACTCCAAGCCGTCGCCGACTGGGCAGAGTTCTCCATCCACGTCCTCGCCGACGAGACCGACTACCGATCCCCCGAGCTCACACCCGCACGGCTGCGAGCCATGGCCCAGATCGAGAACGTCACCCACTTCCTCGAGCACCACGACCAGTTCCTCGCCATCGCCTGGTGCGACGACCTGCGCGACAACCTCGCCGCCCTGCGTCGACTCGCCAAGCGCGGAGTGCGACCAGTACGCACCCAGTCCGCATGCATGGACGTCACCTGCGCCGGCGAGTACGTCGCCCACCCGCACGGCACCGACGCCACCGAAGACCTCACCTGCTCCGTGTGCGGCGACCGGGTCACGTGGAACGAGTGGCACCGGTGGGGATCGCAAGCCGAGTGGGTCACCGTCGAGCACGCCATGACCATCCTCGGTGTCAGCACGAAGATGTCCGTGTACCAGCGGGCCAAGCGCGAAGGGTGGCGCCGACAAGGTCAGGGCCGCAGCGTGCGCTACCACCGAGACGACGTGCAGGCCAGGGCGTGTGTCGTGGTGGCATGACCGGTAGGGCTCATGTAGCCTGACAACCGTAGCGGGGAGAGGTGTCTCCGCAGACAGGCCCCGGTCCACTGGACACGGGGCCTTCGTCGTACCCCCACCCTCCGGTGCACACACCCGGTCGGTGGGCGGTCCACGTGAGCACGACGGCAAGGCGACGCCGACCGACGGGCACAGCGCGCACGCCGAACACGGGAGGGCGAGCCGTGGCAACCAACCCCCGGTACGCCAACGGGCACCGGCGTAGGCGCCTACGTGCACGCCTCCTGGCCCAGGGTGGCTACTGTCCATGGCCCGGCTGCCCGTGGCCCGACGAGCCCTTCGATCGGACGCTGCACTACCTCGACGACCGGGCACCCGAAGTAGACGAGGTCGTGCCCGTGTCCAAAGGTGGCGACCCGCTCGCACGGGCCAACACGCGGCTCCTGCATCGATGGTGCAACCAGAAGCGCAGCGATGGGACGCGGACACCACGCATCGTTGCACCAGCGAGCTCTTTCCCGACGTCGACTGACTGGTGAACCGGGGGGAGGGCCCCCCGCCCCACCCCGAAGGCGACCGCCGGGGCATAGCGCCTTTCTCTCTCTAGCGTTTTTCCACAATCCGGAAGGCGGTGGGGTCATGCCTCGCAAGCCTCTCCGGGTGGTCGCGGCGGACGAGAAGCCGGCGCCGAAGCGTGCCTTCACGGTGTCGACTGCGGCGTCCGAGGGCACCCGCCGTGACCTGCTGGTCGCGGTTCGGGACCGGGTGGCGAAGGCGGTGGGCGATGAGGCGACTCCCCCGCGCGATCTGGCGGCGCTGACGAAGCGGCTGACGGACATCGCGCGGGAGATCGAGGCGCTGGATGCGCGAGCTGTCGAGGAGGGTGAGAGTGCCGAGCACGGCGAGGTCGATGCCCACTTCGACGCCTCGGCTATCTGAGGCTGCTCGCCACCTGGTCTTCCCGTCCACGATCGTCGAGTCTGCGTTCCCTCGTGTGGAGCGCCGGCTGGCCGCGGTCGGGTACGGGTTCGATCCGTGGCAGCACGGCTTCGGGACGATCTCTCTGGGCTTGGACTCCTCCGGAAAGTACGCGGCGACGGTCGGCGGTGTGGTCGCTTCGATCCCTCGTCAGGTCGGCAAGACGTACACGATCGGTGGCCTGCTGGTCGGGATGGCGCTCGAGTTCCCCGGCTTCCGGGCGATCTGGACGTCTCACCACCTGCGGACCACGACGGCGACGTTCCGGTCGATGCAGGGGATCGTGCGCAAGCCGAAGATCGCGATGTACATCGCGGAGAACGACCGCGGTGGCATGGCGATCCGGACGGCGAACGGCGAGCAGGAGATCCGGTTTAAGAACGGGTCGCTGATCATGTTCGGTGCGCGCGCGCAGGGGTTCGGTCGCGGCATGGCGGCGATCGACGTCGAGGTCTTCGACGAGGCACAGATCCTGTCGTTGAAGGCTCTCGAGGACATGGTCCCGGCGACGAACCAGGCGCGGAACCCGCACGGGGGCCTGCTGTTCTTCATCGGGACCCCTCCCCGGCCGGATGACGACGGCGAGGCGTTCACGGCGAAGCGCGAGCAGGCGCTGTCGGGCAACGCGGACGACGACATGGTGTTCGTGGAGCTCTCGGCCGACTCGGACGCGGACCTCATGGATCGCGAGCAGTGGCGTCGCGCGAACCCCTCGTACCCGTCGCGGACCCCGCACGCTTCGATGCTGCGGATGCGCAAGAACATCCCCGACGACGGTTCGTGGCGTCGTGAGGCGCTGGGGATCTGGGACGAGGTCACGGGCGCGAGTGCGCTGATCGATCCGGAGGCTTGGGCTGCGGGTCACGTGGAGATCGCGCCGCCGACGGGTGTGCAGGCGTTCGGCGTGAAGTTCTCGCCGGATGGTCAGCGCGTGGCCCTGGCTGGCGCTCGTCGCCCCGAGGATGGCCCGACGCACGTCGAGGTGATCAAGGCGGCGTCTACGAGTGCTGGGACGGTGTGGCTGGCGGACTGGCTGGCTGCTCGGTGGCGCAAGGCGGCGGTGATCGTGATCGACGGCAAGGCCGGCGCCGACCAGCTGGTGACGGCTCTGGTGAAGCGCGGTGTTCCTCGTCGGCGGATCGTGGTGCCGACGCTCAGCCAGGTCTACGAGGCGCACTCCGGGCTGCTCGAGTCGGTCAAGGCGGGCGAGCTCACGCACTACGGACAGACGGGCTTGGACGACGTCGTGAAGGCGGCGACGAAGCGCCCGATCGGCAAGGACGGCGGCTGGGGTTGGCAGGCGATCGGTGACGACGCTGACGTGACCCCGCTCGAGGCAGTGACCTACGCCCACTTCGGGGCGACGACGAGCAAGCGCAAGCCGCCGGCTGATGGTGCCGGACGGTCGACTTCGAGTGGGCGACGGGCGGTGGTGGCATGAGCGACCAGCGGATCACGCTCCCCGGGGTCTCGGACGACGACAACGCCACGCTGAACGGGCTGCTGGGTCGTCTAGATCGTCTGGCGTCGCGCAACCGGCAGCTCGAGGCGTACTACGAGGCCGAGAAGGCGCTGCGGAAGATCCACGGCGGCATCGTGCCGGAGCAGTACTACCGCCTGGGCCTGATCCTGGGTTGGTCGGCGAAGGCTGTGGACACGCTGGCTCGTCGTTGCAACCTGGACCGGATGGTGTGGGCGGACGGCACGCTGGGCGACTACGGCTACGACGAGGTGTGGGACGGGAACCGCCTGGGCGCGGAGACGGACCAGGCGATCACGGATGCGCTGATCTTCGGGCCGGCGTTCGCGGTGGCGTCGCAGGGTGACGAGTCCGAGGGTGAGCCGCGCGGGATGGTGCACTTCTACTCGGCCGTGGACGCAACGGGCGAGCGCAACCCGCGTTCGC